CGGGTTTATACACTGTTGTACACCACTTCTTCGTTCAATGTGTCATGCTGGTTCGCACACAAGAATGTTGTCCAGATGGACTCAAGGAGGCATCTCAGGATGACCCCACCCTTCCAATACCTGAGTCTTCTCTCCTATGGTGCAATCATAAGGCCGGCATCGAAGGACTGTGTCAGAAGATCTGGACGTGCTGCACCTACCCGATGGTTGACCTGGCGGTTTCCCATTACGGGTATAAGTACTACCTGATTGGGCAGGGTGATAACCAGATCCTCCTTTTCTATATCCCCCGGAGCACAAGTCCGAATGAAAGTGCGAACATTCAGGACCTAGCGGATGAGATCTTGACAGCAGTGGTTACCACTAGCGGGTACTACGGTCAGGATGCTAAGCTTGATGAATGTGTAGTCTCCACGAATACTGTGAGTTACAGCAAGAATGTTTACGTGGATGGCGTGCCGTACTATACCTCGTGTAAGGCTTTCAGTCGAGTCTTCCCTAATGCCTCCGACGACTACCCGACTGTAACTAATATGGCCAGTGGGTTGTCGAGTCAATGCCTGGCGGCGTCTGAATACCTCAAGTATCCCCTACATGGGTATACGCTGTGGCTCTTCCATTTCTCACTCTATTTACTCTCCTGGAGAGTGTCAATTCCAACAGAAGCACAGTCTATCGGTAAGGTAACTCTCGGCAAGATGACCTTGTCCATGATTTATGCTCTCTGTATCTTACCACGCTCCCTCGGTGGACTTCCTGCCTTGCCATGTGTAGCTTTCTTGTACAAAGGAGGAGCTGACCCTTTGTCAAAAGATTATTCCAGCCTCAAGATCCTGCAAAGTCACTCTACTGTCACTAGAAGATTAATCTATGGGATCAAAACACGGGATTGGTTTGACGAACACCCGAAGCCCGAAGCACTCATTGACGATCCGTATTCACTCCCTATAATATCCCACACCACAGTCGAGATGGCAATGTACAATGAGAGTTTACAGCGTGTCAAGGCGGTCACAAAGAATCTAGCAATCAGAGCCATATTATCTGATTCTGTTGATGACTACGAAAGTCGCTTGCGCACCGCCTTGGTCAATATCCGGCCATTCAATCCGTTGATAGCCTCGGATATATTTGGGTGGTCAGTTGCTGGGGTCAAGAGGATGATCGGGAAAATGTTCACAGCAACGCGCACTATCCAAGAGCTTACACGTAGGCGCGATGGTCCGGATGCGGTTGGAACCATCCTGGATGTTGGGGCTTCTGAAGTGGTGCTAGTGTTAGGTAGACTCAGTAAGCTGCGGAGGTGTGAGGCAACGGTTGTGTCCATTTATGCTGACATCACAGAAATGCGCCAGGCCTGGGAGGCAGAATGGGATAATACTGTCGTTGGGGTGACAGCATATACTCCATTCGAAGGTTGTATCAGCTGCACCAGCTACCCGGACGCATATCCAGGTGTGAAAGGACTATCAGTGGGACCAAATGGTCCAGGTGTTGTCCACCGGAGAGGGAAATTTGACCCGTACCTTGGTCTACGAACCAAAGAGAAAAGGTCAGAACATGGATATAAGATAGTCACCTCCACTGCACCTACCCGGGCCATCAAGAGACTAGCCGATGTACTGGTACAGCCTGGACTGGATGTGACCACAAAGTATCTTATCTCAGAGGTGGCAAAATCGCGCGCGAATATTGATCTCCTCAAGACAGAACCATACCTGGGAAAAGTGTACGGAGGAACTGTAGCTCACAGATACAACACACGACTCGGTGTACGACAAGCCCATGGATTAGGATCACTAGCTGCTGCCAGCCAATGCTGTCTTTCTACAAACCAAGCGATACCACTGGTCGGCGGGGAGGATGACTATCCCCGGATGGTTCAAGAGGATATGGTCTGTGTAGTCGCTTGCTGCCAACTAGAGACACAAGTAACCGACCTACCTGTGTTCGTCACAATACGGTATGATAATGTGCCAATGTTGCGTGTGTCTGATATGACAATGTACTCTCCACTGGATCTGATCCCGAAGCCATCTAGAATTCAGCGGTCGTCCTTGGCTTATCAGGATTCCGTTGATCTTGAAGTTCTGGCAGCAACCGTTGAGACATCGCTCATATCCAAAATGGCCAAAGAGACCAACATCCAGTCACTGGCTCCCCATGCACTATGTCGGCTAGTTTCTAGAGGTTTAGCACGATCACACTCGGCATTGGTTGTGTCTGATGCAGGATCTGGTGATCTCCGAATTAAGTTTGGCCTCCCAGAGATTTTAGGAATGGGCTTACGCACCACTCTCCACTACACCTCC